CGAATCATCTGTGTTACTTGGAGATCGTAAAGAACCTGAACAGCTTCATCGCGATCTTCTCCCAGAGTCTGTTCATACGCTTCTGGCGTCCCTTCTGCCCACTTGCTGATCGTGTTGAAATCAATCTCGTCACCGATGGTCACTACCTCGTGCGGCTTAAACTTGGCTATAAAACTGGCTAGATTCTTGACTGCGTGTCTATCGTGGAATGGAACCTGTAGGTCACTCACTATGACAATGCGCTTCATTTAATCCTCGTCGTCGTCCTCATAGGGTAGGCGATCCACTCGGTCGGGGATCGATGGCAGGATCCAATCAGGGTAAGCATCTCGATCGGTGATGATTGCTAGGCACATGTCCACAGGAAACCCTGCGCGTCTTAGGGCGCGGTACATCTCATGAAGGCTAATAGCCCATGCGTCTAGCTGTGAGTAAGTATCGAGATCGATGACTTTCTTTCTTGCCATGTCAAAAATTATCGCTCTTAGCCCATGCGTCAAGCTGTGAGTAAGTATCGAGATCGATGACTTTCTTTCTTGCCATGTCAATAATTATCGCTCGAGAAGGATGTTGTAAATCTCATCGACACGCGAGTTGAGTCGCTTAATTTCAGACAGAAGATGCGTGATCACATAACCTGCAAGCCCACCGATGACGGCAAGGCTAGCGAAGTAAAGAGTAAAGAAGTTTTCTTGAGTCATTCTTTCCCGACTCCGAATGAGGCATCGTTAGGATTGAGCCAGCGCAGAATGACGGGTGCTACTGCCGCCGCGCCTGCCATCGCTAAGGTCTTAGGATCTGTTACGCCTGCCATGTATAGCGCGAGGGCAGCGGCCAAGAATGATCGAGCCCATGATGCTGCTAGTGATTTTGCTTGCTCCATTAGTTTCCACCTATCATCGGGATATTGAACCAACTATTGTCTTCATCGCCCTTAATAGTAAAGCTGACGTGCGCGTGATGATTATGCTTATTGATCCCATCATAAGGACGCCAAGCCCAAGCCTTTTTAGATGATGCGATTTTTCCGTCAAAGATGATGTAACTAATTCTTTTATCGCCAGACTTTGCAGCGAGTCGAATTTGATCGACCAAGTCAGGCATGACATCGGGCTTCCGGCCTTTGCCGTTAAGGTCGCGGTCAACATCGATGGCACGAACCCATCCTTCGCCATCTGGATTATGATCAGACTTGCGTGCAGCGTGTCGAGTGTCGCCGATCCAGCCGTCCGAAGTTCTATCTCTGTCTGGGAATGCATCGTCTATCTGCTCTCTAAGCTGGATCGCTGACTTGCTCAGACGCGGCTTCACTAGTTGCATCCTCCAATCGTATAAAGGCATTAGTTATAGAATCATATCTATAACCAATAGACGGATAATTTTCTTCATTTGACATGTCCACGCGCTTACATGGCAAGCCGAATGACTTCGAGTAGTGCGCTTCCCAATCTGAAATGCCGTCAATCACTTCACCGACTGCGCGGCCTTCAATAACCTGCACGACGATGTTATCTGTATCTATAAAGGCATATAGTTGCATTAGATTGTCACTGTATCCGATCCTGCTGTAAAGGTGTATATCTTACGGCCTCCTGAAATAACTGGACCTGTGTATGTTAAACCTCCACCGATTGAAGTAAGATTAGCGCGAGCTGAATCATAAGAAAGAATAACTACGCCACTTCCACCAGCTTTGCCCGCTTGTGCGCCCATTGCGTTAAAACCGCCTTGGCCGCCATTGCCGGAATTAGCCGTAGAATTAGCTGGACTACCATTGTTACCAGTTGCACCTGCGGCATAAGTTACTGCGCTACCGGAAATTGAGTTAGATGTACCTGCTCCAGGTGTATTACCAGAAGCGGCACCTGCCGATCCACCACCAGCTCCTGCAAGATTAGCTACTCCAGTACCACCTGAATATCCTTCTACGGGTGAATATGAACCCGCATTGCCTGTTCCACCAACTTGTCCAGTAGTAGTTGTCGCTCCTCCACCACCGCCAGAGCCACCATTTTTTCCAACAGCCGAGCCAGTGCCTCCACCACCACCACCCGATGCAGAGGTAGTTGATAGATTTGATGGACTTCCTGTGTTGCCCGTAGTGGTTCCAACTACTGTGCCGCCTGCTCCAACTGTTACGTTAAAAGATGAGGCTAGTGTCTGCCCTGTTAAATATCTGTAACCACCTGCACCGCCGCCAGCGCCGCGAAGCGAAGGACTAGTACTGCCGCCGCCGCCCGCGCCGCCGCCAGCAATGACTAGAAAGTCATAGGTAGGTGTAGGCGGCGTAGAAGGACTTAATAAACCAGCGACATTGTTAAGCATTATCCAATAGCCCCTACGACATACCACGCATCCGTAGCAGTCTTAATACATGCAGCAGACTTGTATTGTGCCAACGTAGGCGATGCCGCTGTCGCTCCGGCAGATAAGACTGTAGTAGTGCCAGGTGTTACAGCTGAAATCGTGCATGTGCCAGCGCCAATGTTAAGGATTGTAAGAACTGTGCCGATAGGAAATGCTACTGATGCGTTAGTAGGGATCTTATAGGCGATCGCCGTAGCCTTGTTCATAAGCTCGATGACCTGATAGGCATCGGCTATCACAGCCGTATAGTCAGCAGTCTGTGCTGCGCCTACAGTAAAGGCGACTAGGCCGTTATAGTCTGCGGCCGTAAAGATGTCGCCTGTTGTCGCTGGAAAGCCTTCTGCCATGATTGTCTCCTAGTATCCCATTATGGATTGTCCGATTATACCGTACGTCGATGATCCGATGATGAATCCCTCGACTATAGGCTCAAGTGTTGTAACTGTGCATTTCATACTGTTAGGGGTTATATCCCACGCCAAGCCTTGCACCTGCAAGGTCTTAACGATTGTCGAGCCGTCTGGCTGGACGTTAGTTATCTTTAGATTGTCAAAGTAGTCGAGGCCGATCATTGTGTCAGTTGGTACATCTGTATCGAGTAGATCGACTGTCATGGCATCGATGCGGATCGTTGTCTCAGCTCTAGTTGCCACATATATCTTGGCAATGTCTAAGACCTGCGCGTCTGTCTCAGGGATCATGTCTGTAATAGTTGTGCCATGAGGAAAGTACTTAGCCGATGATGTCGCATCTGTTGCAGTCTGCGCTGTGCCGCCAATGCGTGTCATGCTGGCTTGATTGACGATGAGCTTGTCATCAAAGGCGTACTTAAGATCAGAGTAGGGAATGCCTGTGGTCTGATTAAACTCGATAGGGGTAGCCGCTAAAGATCCCACAACATCGGTGCGATCCTTGAACTCTGCTGTGCCATCTGTGCGAATAAAGAATGCGCCTTGCTCTGCGAACTCTGCCGCCTTTAAGGCTGCTAAGGATGTGCGAGCCGTTGCCGGATCTGCCTGGACTGTCGTCGATCCTGTGTCGGTGATGCGCATTGATGTAGGAAATGAGACTTGGTCTAGGATCTTGCCGATGCGAGTGCCGGTAGTCTGTCCAGCACCTGTGTCTGTAATAGTTGCTACGTTAGCCATCTGAAATAATCTAAAGGCATCTGAGCAGACGATATCGACGTATCCAATCTCCTGCCCTGTTGGATAGTAATACTTGTACTGATCTACATAACCAGAGAATAAGAACTCCTGAGTAGTAGCAGTAGTAGCAGCTACGCGTATCTTTCTAAGTGGAGTAAGGTAGCCAAAATAGGGTGAGGCCGCATTCTGAGGGTTAAAGTAAGAGTTAGGGTCTAAGACTCTGACTGTGCAGTTGCCAGACTCGTAGGTGTCACGCATGATGTTACGGCCTCGACTGATCTTGATTGATCGAGTGACATCGCTAAGATCAACTACTGGCTCAGGTACTTCTGAAGCTGCAAAGGTACTGACTCCGATAACGCCGTACTTGGCATCGCCAATAGTAAAGGGATAGCCGAATGTAGCACCTTGGCTAAAGTCGAACGATACCGAGATAGTTGCTGGAAGTGTCATTCGATCGCTACTGCGCCCTTATTGCGTGATCGATTAACTTGATTGAAAGATCCAGATAGAGAACTGTTCACCTGTGAATTAGTAATTGCGCCGCCTACGATGTCGCCATCAAGATAGACCTCGACGTTAATTGCTTGAGCATTAGCCCCTTGGAATCTATTGACAGCAGACATCAATTCCATCTCTGCATCGGAGAAGCTAGAGGATGGAGCAACTGGCGCGTTCTGTAATTGTGCTACAGATACGCCAAGGGATGAGGCTGTGTAGTTGAGAAGGTCTAAGGGTAGTGTCCAGTTACGGTAAGGATTGGGAGCCTCTGGCGTAGTCAGTAACAGGGCACGCAACTCATTCTGTCGCTTGGTTGCAGCCTCAAGTTGATCAGATAACTGTGTGGCTAGGCTT